ATGAACAGAGTACAAATTAGAGTCGTTTTCGACAGAAAGAAAACAGCCTCAACTAAAAAAAGAGGCTTAGTACAAATCGAGGTTAGATTTGAAAACAAACGAAAATTTGTTTCCACAGGAATCAAGCTATACAAGAACCAGTTTAAGACCGGACGTATAGTGAATATAGATGATGCAGATCGACTAAATGAAAGAATCACAAATCAAATCAAGGAAATTAACGATCTAGTTGACAAGCTGGATCAAAACAAACAAAAATTTTCCCTTGATTATATCGATCACATCAACGACATTTACATTGGAGGCTCATTCATTGAATTTATGGAAAAACGAATAAGTGAACGTCCGACACGCATCACTACTCAGAAACAGCATCGTAAGGTGCTTAATTTCCTAAAGAACGAATGTACCTTATTGACTTACTTCTCCGACTTGACATATCAGAACATTACGCGCCTTGACGAGTATCTTAAAAAAAGAAAGGTAGACGGTCGCCCAATGATGCAAACAACAATCCATACTTATCATAAGGTGATCAAAGTATATATCAACGAGGCTATTAAATTCGAAATGATACAAGACAATCCTTATCGTAAATTTCAGGATTGCCTAGGAACACCACGAGAACGAACCGTATTAAACCTGCAAGAGATAGATCTTATCAGAAAGTATAAAACACTTTCAGCGTTGGAGAGAAAATCAAGAGACTTGTTTATAGTTCAATGTTATACCGGTCTTTCGTATTCAGACCTAATGAGCGTTGACTTTACAAAAGCCGAACGCTATGGAGACGATTATATATTAAAGGACGAGCGCTTAAAAACCGGTGTATCATTTTTTGCCGCCCTACTTCCGCCAGTCGTTGATATACTTGATAAATACAACTACCAGTTGCCTCATCTTGCATACGATGTATACAACAGAACATTGAAGCTGGTAGCCGCATCGGCAGGGGTAAAAAAACATATTAGTACTCATATAGGCAGACATACGTTTGCTACAACTATCGCTCTTGGATCCGGTCTTCCGATTGAAGTTGTAGCGAAAATGCTTGGACATCGAAACATAAGAACAACACAGATATATGCTAAGATTATGCCTAAAGCCGTTTTAGAAGGATTCCAAAAAATAAAAGGAGCTATTTAAAATACAAAAGAGGCCATCTCAAGTTTATTTTGAGATAGCCTCTTTTCTTTTCCCGTTCAAGAAATACACTTCTGACTTTTTATTTTGTTTTATCGGATAAATCGTGTCATTTTGATAGTCCAAAATAAGTATTTTAGACTTACTATTTGTCACATATAATAGCAATTTTCACTATCAAAATGATAAAATTTATCTATCAAACTATCTATTCTCTACAAAATCCAACTTATAATCCAGCGCATTAGCTATCTTGCTTAGCAAATCTACTCCTGTACTATACTTCCCGAGTTCTATGCGTGCGATATGTCCTGAACCAATTCCAGTCAGTTCGGATAACTTGGCTTGGGAAATACCCTTCTTTTTGCGAAGCTCAGCTATACGCTTTCCAATACGTTCTCTTTCATTCTCCATCAAATATACTCTTTAAAATATTATTATCTTCCCATGCGCAATAATTACAGTACCACATAGCGCACGGACGCAATATCTCATTAATTATAAGATTTTTATCAGTATTTTCGTCTAATGTAGCACAATAATGCAGTATTGCTGATAGTCTTTCAGTACCGGAAGAACTTATGTATTTGAAATGATACACAACAACGCCTTCCACTGGAATAAATTCATCCTTATCCCGATCTATTATCTCAATGACAGAAGCAGAGCGAGTATGATTTATAACCGTCCTAGTTTCTAAAGGATTCCCCAAATGAGAATGAGCGTCCAAGAACGCCCATTCCGGTAAAGTATATTCTTTCATTTTACAAAGAATTTACAAGCAGTCTATATGCGGATTCTTTAACTTCCAAATGTTTTTCTTCATTTTCATCGTCATCACACCAGTCCCATATTTCAGAATCGGTACAATGTACTGAGGTACTTAAACCACTTAATACATACTGCCCGTAACCTACTTCTTCAATAGTAATTGTCTCGTTGTTGATTTCAAATGTTTTCATAATCTTATGCCGCTTATCCGTTGCCGCCGGTTGTATTGTTATTTGATATTGCAAAGATAAGAATAGTTTCTAAATACTGCAATATATTACAGTAGCAAATTGCATATATAATAGTTTTTTTAACATTTAGGTATAAAAAATCCCCGACTACATAGCTAGGGACAAGCACAAAGATATAACCCTTGCAATAATCGCAAGAGGAATAAGCCAGTCCAAAACCTTTTCTAGGCGTTCCAAAACAGGACCATAAGCAGGCGACAGAAATCATGATGATATCTGTCATCTGCCTGCTCTAATAATATGTCGAGGTTAGTCCTCATAATTCATTGCGGTCATGTACTCCCATATCTTGCCGGCCGGAGCATCCTCATCGGCAAAGTAGAACCGATAGGCGGCTTTTAAAAGCGTTGCTTCGTCCAATACGGCACACAGATCAGAATAGAATGAGTTGAACGCAACATATTTGTCCCAAGGAGTAGTCCCGGACGGGAACGGCATGCCCTTCGTGGCTTCGAGAATCTGATCTACATTCCAATGAGCGCCGGTTTTCTTTTCGCCGGCAGCGTTGGTGTATTTGATCTTATCTATGTCCACCTCGGCAAAATGTTTGTCGTAGTGTGGACCATATAACGCCTCATGTTGATCACGCATAAAGGACATATACATCTCCGGATGCTCTTCTTTTATAACGCAGAGAATTTCATCCACGCTTTCCACGCTTTTCCACATAGCCTTTTCGGAGGTAACACCGTCCGTCTTGGCTTTCTTCATCATATCTATATACTTCATAAATCTACTTTTTAGCATTAATATTCTTTCCCTTCTTTACGGACTTTCCCGGTGACAACCTTATCATCGGTACAGGTTCGTTAAGCGGGAAAGGTAGCGGAAATAGTCAGCGGAGTAGCAAGGCTTACGCCATAGGCGCGATTGCAGCATTTCACATTTTCCGGTGTTACCTGCGTAACAAGAGGAGTCAAAGAGATAGTAGGAACAGCACCGGCAGCACCAATAAATGCAACCTTGAACTGTTCAACCCATTGTTTGGTAACAGAACGGCAGGAACCTTTCGGAGTATAAGCCACAAGGACGGCAGCATTTATCGTCACAATAGTCTGAGTATTCACCGTCTGCTGTTCTGCAACGGTAAAATTAACAATACCGGTAGGCTGAACACCATTGTCAGCGCAAAACGCCTGACACAAGTTTTCCACTACATTAGTCAGATACTGCTGGCTGGTAGCAGCGATTGCAATTGGAGTTAATTGAATCATAATAATAAAGTTTATATGTTATTTTTCATCCGCATCTTCACCTTGCGGAGTAGGACCTTCTGTCAATACGCTATAAGATGAAACAGTCTCTTTAATAGGTAGATTGTATTTGAGAAGGGTTTTCAGTTCTTCCAAGTCTTCCGGTTCAAATTCTACCTTTCCTTCAAATAGCGACAATCCACCATTCTTTATAGCGTCATCCACAACATTATGAGCAAGCTGCGGGATAGATTCATCAGGAATGCCACTTATATATTTTGTAATAAAAGGTTCTATCAGAGACGAGGAAACACCATCAAGAACTGGTGATATTTCCTTTGCCATGCTCCACATTGGACTTACCCATCCGGTAGATTTTATCTTCGTCTCAATACTGGAAAGAAAAGGCAGCCGACTCAAATTGCTACCCAGCAATTCCTGAATAGCGGGCTGCGCCCATTTATTGAGCACAGCCGCCAGTTTTTGTGCGTTAGAATACATAATGTTTACCCGTTACAGCAACATCCAGTATCACAAACCTTTCTTTGGGGAACAACAAGCTCACTTAGTGCAGCCAATTCTGCAATCTGCTGTTTCATACAGCTAAGTGTGGCGGTATTGGTACCGTTATAAACAGCCTGATTCATGTTGATAGCATTTTGATCCTCTTTGTTTCTGTTGATAATAGACAACAGACGATCATAAACATCCGCAAGCTTCTGGTCTGTATAAGTGTTGGATTTCAACAACGCAATCTCAGAATCTTTCGCTGCAAGCTTATCCATCATGCCGGCTTCATACCGACTGACAGGTCGGTCTTCCGAAGTGATTACTTCTACTGGTCCTGCATAACCTGCATTACGTCCGTTTCCACAACCACCAAAGAAACTTCCGGCATTAAGTCCAAGGAAAGATGCAATACCGGCGGAAGCACCCACCGTATTATAGTTACCTTGCCCCTGTCCTGTTACGTGGTATTCTTCACCACTTGCTCCTTTAATTTTCATAACTTATAAGCATTAATTCACGGTCAACGTTAACCGCATCACAAAGAACAGGAAAAGTGCGTTGCTCCTAAATTATTCCGTTGCGACATCGTTGCTAATATGCTGCAAGTTCGTTGCTACACTCCATTTCTTTATCTTATACTGGAAGTTATTCCGGATCTTGTTTACTGACTGACGGGTCAATTTCGTAACGGAGGATATTTGGGAATCAGTGAGTTTCTGAGAAAGTAAGTGTATGAGGATATATCTTGCATCTACCGCTTCCTCAGAGTTACTATGAAGCATCTCATACTCTTCTACTCCTGTCTCGTTTTTCACCGCAACGACCATTTCTTTATATAATTCTATATTTTTCATGCTGTTAAACATATATAGGTTGATAAACAAAACATCTCAAGAACTGTTGTTAAAGCTATGAAAGCCCTACAAACAGTCCCTGAGATGTTAACCCGTCTATAATTTGGTCGTTGGAAACGGGTGTGGGGCTTTCTTTTCTCCTGCCCCCTGGAAGTTACATTTGTTATGATAATCGGCCTTCTACTTACCGGATAAACTTAGTGCTTAGTATTAATTAATGTATCATTTTAGCCTCCTTTCTTTATGAACATTTTTCCATTGGAAATTGTTATGTAAGTAAAACTTAAACTTTTCATACCGGAAACGGTCTGTGAAGATAGTAGTTCCGGTAATTTACCATATAAACAAGTTATAACTCACTCCGGCACCGAAGTACAAACCACCCGGATAACCGTATCCTGCCTGCAAGCCCAATCCCCAGCGTTTCTTCTTCTGTAAAGGTGAAAGAGTGATAATTTCCTTGTCTCTATACACCTCCATAAAATCAAGGGTCGGATTATATCCACTAACCACCGCCCGGTAATCATCGGTCTTATACTCCTTGCTTGTGATCGGTACAAGTACCGGGATAGAATCTCCTTCTATGGTTCTGTCAGTCGTTGTATCTATCAGAATAGGTAGATATACCGTATCGGTACGTTTCAGAGTTTCTTTTACCGGCTTAGGGATTGTGTCTCTTACTGTGTCCCGGATATGTACGGTATCTCCTTTAATATAAACCGGTGACGGCCCGTGCGGATTACAACGCATCCACACGAGAACACCTACAAGCAAGCAGACTAATATCCAAGGGAGGGACTTCATAGGATCTCCTTGCTTGTCCAAGCCGGACTAGACAACAATACATTTAAATCCTCGCCTTCATAGGTAGGATACGGAAAAGACAGTTCTTCCGTTCCGTCATCAGCAATAGTCTTAATCATCTTATGAGGAAATAACGCAGCATAGTGCTGGCATTTCATCAAGGTTTCACTCTCATTTACACTCTTGCGAGGAACAAGGTTACGCTTGTCTATCTCATCCTGAGGGACCTCTTGCAAGTCAATTGTTGGGAATACAGTGTATTTCATATGCTTTACTATTGAATTACTATCAGACTAATTATACTTGCTCCCAAGTAACACTCCCATCCTCGTTGAAGATAATTCTCTTACCTGCTATCTCAACTACTGTATGAGAAGATGAACCTATTATGATCTGATTACTATCGGATGCTTTAACATTGTACCCTATAACAATAGAATTTTCTATCACTGCCGGAGTGCTCTTAGAATGCAGTTTAGCTAAATGTCCTATACAGATATTATTCTTACCGTCGACATCATAATTGTTCATTGCATCCATTCCTATAGCAACATTTCCTTCACCTTCTATATACAATGCAGCATTAGCCCCGACAGCAACACATTTAGTGTTATTACGCACACCAGCAGATGCCCCGACAGCAACACATTTTGATTTAGCAAAATGTGCAGAACCACCACTTAATGTTCTATGCCCTATAGCTACGTTATCGACGAAATCATTGCTATTTGTCTGCCCTAACGCATTTGTCCCAATTGCGACATTGCGTTCTCCTTGCCCTCTAACCTCTCCCAATGCAGCCTTACCTATTGCTACATTATCCTCTCCTTTTGGTATATACCACGCCGCATCAGAACCTATTGCTATATTTCTATCTCCCTCAATTAGGCGCGTTAGGGGGAATGTTCCTATACCGATATTCCTTGCTCCATATTTTAAGGAGCTTAACGATCTCTGACCTATTGCAATGTTGCGGGATCCATTCTGGTTCTTTGCAAGGGCATCGGTTGCACCTATTGCAATGTTCCACCAGCCTGTAATGTTATCTGTCATTGTGCCTCCTTCAACATTTTCGTAGTGCTTATTACTATCAGAATCAAGTTCTACCTCTATTGATGCCTCATCCTCAGAAACAATTTTACGAAGTTCCACTCCATACACACTTCCATCATATGCTGATGATGCGGTAATTTTAAGACTACCACCGTCCGATATCATACCAACATAGAATTTACCTAACGTTCCATTATAGATATCACATAATCCCCCCTCACCGATACTAACACAAACATCCTTTTCGTATGTGCCGACTTTAGAATAATTGAATATTGCTACATATTTTTCACCCTCAATAGTAGCATGATCAAAAATAAGAGTATCTGTATTACCTATAGCATGCGTATAAACCCCTTCTGTGTATTGCCAGTTATCTCCATTGCCAACAATTGAACTGATAAGGTTATCGCCAAGATATAATTTTTTACTTACTTTTCTACGAATGCAAGTTTTAATATCTTCGGATTGAATATCTTCGTCAAGAGTCACAAGCCCATCTGGTCCAACTCTGAGAAATTTCCCTGCGTTGTTTATTCCTTGCTGTTTATCAACCTTGCCATTTATTAATCCAAATTCTGATTTGTATTCAATATTGGTAGGTTCATAGCTTACTCCAGATGAATTAGCGCAATAGACATATAGGTAATTACAATCAGAAGGTAATACTATCTCAAATGGAAAGTAGTGAGTCTCAATGCTTGTATATCCGTCACAAGCATTAACAATTGAACCGGATACGAAATCGCAATCTTTTACAGGCAACACGGAGGCTCCATGAGCCGTATCTATCGGTGTAATCATCAGATTTCTTCCCGCCACAACAGGGATAACCTTGTGCTTTGTCAATCCATAATTTCCATTAGTTCTGAAAACTAAATCACTACTTGTAATTAATCCACTCCGATAATCATACAAATTCAAGTCGATTGCTTGGGCTTCAATACCAGTAATTTTATCTACCTTTGAAAATATTTCCTCAAAGTTCCTATCTATCCCTTGCGCAATGACCCCCCACTTTTGTTCGGAGTCCTTTGCTATATCAAATATCTTTTCCATAACTTATTCGTTTTTAATTAATGTTTCATTTGAAATTAAAGTATCATTACTGAGTTTTGCTAAGTATTGAGGCGGTTGGTATATGGTGATACCTATCTTCTGAGGAGATTTGCCGATATTATGGATTATCAAATCCCATTCATTATTTGTTTCTGACCAATTAGCTTGTTTTCTAACTTCGGTGTAATTATTACCATAAGTAGCTTTAACTAATTCGGATGTATTATCATTAAGCAATATATTAGCTGTTACATCAACACCTATGGGAATATAATCGCCAACATAAATTCTTTTGCTCCAACTATCACTATACCACTTTATTTCTTTTATCAAGTCAGTTCTACCACTAATTATCGGTCTGAACTCCACCATACCCGGATACAGAGTGCCTAGTTTGTGCTTCTTTAGCTGGCGCTCGATTAAGAATTTACTCATAGAGTAATGAAAAAGCATAAAGGAATACAGCGCTAAAGCGGAATAAGTAGGATTTACGCCATACTTAGCGATTGTTAATCCTGTGCCTAAACTAGTAGAAGAACCTTTCTTAATAACTGTATCTTTATACTGATATGTTGACTGATAGCAAATCTCTCTTTCCTTATTGATAGATATAGCAGTAGCAGCTAGATAGGAATAAGCATATTCATCCTTAACTGCATCTATATGCTCTAACAAGAAAGGGGTATTGCTATTTTCACCAGTAGCATCACTTGTAGCAGTATATTGACGTTCGCTTACTATTGGATATGCTCTATCAATAATCACAGTGTAATCCTTCAATCCCAAGTCACCTACAAACTGACCATAGTCATCTACTCCGTCTGATTGCAAGCCTCCTTCTTCGTTAATACCACTTTCTGGAGTTCTAGCATAATTATATAACGTCATATCACGTCCATTACCACTAAAGTCTTTAAGATACCAATCTTCATCGGAAGTATCGTTAGTAAGACCTTGCTTCTTGACATCGTAGTAAACATCAGGTTTAACATACTTGTCCAAGTTGTAGTAGGCTATTACTTGATTAATCTCGTCAGTGGTCAATGCTCGTTTGGCGATGAAAGTCCAGTACCAAGCAACAGAGGAAACTTCCGTAGGGCTACCGTCCTTGATATAACCAGCGACACTATAATTAATATCACTATAATTAGTTATATTATAACCCATTGCTTCGTAATCAGCCTTATCACCAAGTATATTGTTGATTAGATTACTTGCTCCCACCTCTGTATTACCTTTAGATATCTTATATCCATAGATACCTGTTTTACCGGAAGTCTTAACATTGGTTCTACTCCATATAGAACCTTCTCTTATATAATTAGTAAATCCATAGCTATCAGGGACTGGTGATATCTGGTGAATCATGGACACCACCGTTAACTCCTTGCTTCCGTCCAGCATCTCGGATACAGGATTCTGACTGACAATCATGTCGTTGACTCCGTCAGTAACAAAGGAACCCTCATTTTCTGGAATTTGCTCAATAACTAATTTAGACCAGTCAACATTGGGAGTTTGAGCAACAAATCCGTGAATTTCTTCTGTATTAGTTCTTGCAGGTAACTCATTTATTCCATTTATAAGATTTATCCAACTTCCGCCAGTATAATTAAGAACCCCGTCCTTAGGTATTCCAGAAACTCTAACTTTATATGCAGGGGAAGGAGAATTAGTATAGCCTAACCAAAATCCCTTATCATAATCAAAAGATTCATCAAGATATATCTTACTAGAGGTACGAACAATGCCCTTAGTACCATAATCTTTCATGGTACTAAAATCTTCAGCATACTTACCGAAGCCACTATTTAACTTATACACAGCATTAAGTATCTCAAGATCCCCTCCCCTGCCAGGAAGCTTGTTCTTGATGATATTGCGGTCGGGATCAGTGTTGCTCTTTCCGTCAGCTATCCATACACCTGCCAAGGAAGACAATACATCGGGAGAGATGTAGGGACGATCGGTAGCGGAAGAACCAACGGAAGTTGAACCGACTCGATTCAAGCCGATACGGTTCAACCCTATTGTATTTAATGACAACTTGTTAAGCTTCATTGCCGGATTCGGTTAATATTCCACTTGTTACCTCGGTATAGCTTTCGATGCGAATCACCTTCGGATAAACCAGGGCGTCAAAATCATAATCAAACACCTTACCGGAATCATCTTGTATATACCCCGGAAGAAGCACGGGATCAAAACCTCGGGCATCAGCCGTTCTATCATTCATTGTCTCTATTTCATCGCCTGTCTTCTGATAGATTCTGATCCCCGAACCGGAAGCACGGTCAAGATGAATATTGAAATTGCTGTTAACTACTACCTCTGCTGCGTAAAGATCCAAATTTTCTATTTTAGTAAATTGTAAATCTGCCATGACTGTTCCTCCTATAATTTATAATTTTAAAACCTGCTTTTTCACGTTACAGCTATCATAGCTAATGTGAACCCATGAGAAGTTCTTCTCATCTATCAGCTGCGTAAAAGGAAGTTCAAGCTCCTGTATGAGATTGAACAGCTTGTTATTTTCCTCTTTTGTGTTCGGGGTACCAACTATATCAGCAGCCATTCCCTTCATATGTTCACTGGTCTTACTTCCTCCTACAGCCTTGTTTAATGATTCGCAGCGGTATCCACTTGTTACAATGATAGGCTTGCCATAGGCTTCCCGGAGAGGATCAAGAACATTGTCTATCAAACCATTCACATTACATATTAATGATTTTGGCAGACGATTGTCAATGCCGCACCTATCTGCCGTTTCACTCTTTACCATTTCGGCTATCGTGAAATACTTTCCCATATATCTTTCCTCCTATAAAATCAATATTAATACTACAACCTGGATCACCTGACCAATAACTCCTCCTATTAATGTAGCAGCAATATCAAGCCAATCCCATTTATTCCCGTATGCGCGGTCTTTAAATTCCATGCCGGCAGCCAGCCCCGCGACAAACAAGATCGTCAGAAGTACACCTGCCGGAATAGCGTAGAGCAAGTGCTTCATACGGTTACTTTCCCTTATCCAGCTCATCATTCTTTGTTTCTTTATTGTTCAGTCTATCAACTAAACTGTTAAACTTACCGTTAACATAGATGCCAATCCCAAATATACTACCAGCATATATCAGACATTGAGCAAAAAACCATAATACGCTATCATGGATCTGTCCTAACGGCTCTACAACAAAACCCGCAACGGATAGTCCGACTCCTGCAAACAACATTCCTACTGCGGTCCATACCTGTATATCTTCTTTTGTATTCTTCTTCATATCAAGCAAGTCAGATAAACAGTTAACAACGAAACTATCTCAATCCAGAACATAGGCTTTCTCTTTATGAAGTCAGAGATGAAATTGCCGGTCCAGTGCTCACTCATGGAGATAGCCATGTAAGCGATAAATCCGGCCCATAACAGTAGCCAATACCAGGCATTACAACCTACCCATATTTGGGAGAAGATTAAAGACATGGCAGCGCCAATACTATGTGATACCTTCTGACTTCCTTTAAAGTTGGGAGACACACCTAACACTCCCATTCCGACAACAGAAAGGAATACAAGAAACTGGCTGTTCTCGGAACTGGCTTCCAATGCAGACGGAAGAAGCAATGCACCGGAACCGACCATGCAAAGAGTAAACCAAAATTTATGCGCCAAGGCGTAGTAGGTATCACTGATTGAATAAGGGATTTCTTTACCCTTCTTTATCATCGCAAAGACATACCCGGCGATGAGGATGAATGACATTAATACTAGTAGAATCATAGGTTTATCTGTTTTTAAGCGTTTTGAATATATGCTCTCCAGGGGCTAATGGCTTTAACTGAATTTTTTTTTTCCGAGGTAGATGTTTCAAAATTCAAACTTTCAGGAGATACAGAAATTTGAGAACCTGATGACTGAACAATCTTGATTTGATATTCAACCGCCGAATCTCCTACACTAGAATTTGAATCATCACCCCAATATGATCCTATCGCATTCATTTCAATACCTTCTGTCGCAGAACATTTTACTATAACCTCAACCGACATTTGCGCCAATACGCCGGGATCGCCTGCTATATTCGCAAGTTTCGAATTCGAAATATCTATACTATACTCTGTCAATACATCATTCAATGCTCCTTCGCCTGTCAAATACTTCCCATTGATTCTAACATATTGTTTTTTAAAGCCCGCACTTGCAGAAGTCATATTTATAATCTTACAAGCAGCTAAATTTATCTTATATGATACCTTTATCCAACATTCATTTTTAGGTATGCTAAATTCATGTACCATACCACCACTTTCTTCAACAAGATCTTCCCAGTCTGAATCAGGTATTGTATCTCCGGTACTTGTCGACCTTTGAACATTTACGGTAGCATTTAAATCTGATTGATCAGTTTTCTTCCCGGTTCTGCTACATACAACTGTTTGTTTCGCACTCTCATCATCTTGAAGCTCAACAATTAAATTTTCAGTTACCGGTCCTCGACCTGTGAAACCTGATATTGGAGTTACTGATATTTCTCCCGGTGTACTACCACCTTCACCCGTTGTCGGATTAATATTAAAATACTTTCCCATAACAATTAAATTATTAGATTTCTATTTTGTATTATTATAAAATATATGCATTCCAAGGCCGCTTAGAGGCCACAACCACTTTCATAGGTTCTAACGAAGTTCCAAAGTCAAGATTGACAGGATACACATCAATCAAATCTATTATTGCAGAAAGTTCCAAACTGCTACATCCTTCCAACTCCATTGACATTGTTACAAAATCCCCTTTTCTACCCGTTATTGTCATTCGGGTTATCAAGGCCTCCCCTTTCATCGTCAACTCATTATCCGTAACATAATCATCGGCATCGATTGAATGAGCATGATCCGCAACTGTTCCAAGCATTACAGCAACAGGAGTATCACTTAAAAGCATATTATAAACTTCCGTTACCTGCTTAGAATTACCAACCAGATAACCACTGCTTATCTTCCACCTCTTTCTTCTCTTTTTCTTTTTCTCCCATTGACCGGTATCAGGACTGCCAACCGTTATAGTGTCAGCCTGTATATCAATCTCACACGTTGTGGAAAAAGCAAAAGCCTTATACCTTTCCTCTTTCCGAACAAACAATATCAGATTATTTCCTTTTATCTTAGGCATATCAATCAGGTATATTTTCAATCATTATCTCCTCCGAATCATCCGCCCACTCTATTTTTTCTGAAAGAATACGATACTCCTTACCATTTCGAACAAGCCTCATCATCGGATTCAAATAACTCTGTTCAACTGTTATATTCAACTTCTCTATAACTCGTCCGTAAACCTGTTTTAGTATACCCAAAAGATGCTGTTCCGGTAACGTATTAATACCTTCCTCCACAAAATATAGTGGTCCGACATCCCGACCGGCCCCCGACAATGTATTATAAGCAGCCGGATTATTATTTTTACTTGCTATTTTCAGATTTAACTCTTTCTCTCCGGAAGAGCTTCTCTTAAGCATGGATACGTATACATTTTCATTTTTATCCGATTTCCCAAGATTAGCAATATCATCACTTTTATAATAATCTACTTTCAGATTATCAAGATACAACTGGTTATTTTGATATTTTGGTGGACTGGTCATCATCTCACCATAAGTAGTAGCATGTATTGTCAACTCAACAATTCCGGATAAATCCTCATTTATTGGCATAACATATCCATCAGCACCATTATATGGCATATCCAGAGTTTTTGTACTTATTATTTTCCCAGGAATCGATTTTCCCTGTTCGCTTCCTAATTGAATATCAAACCATGTGTCCGCACTAGTCCAACCGCTACCATTCCAATATTTATCACCTACTCTGAATTTTATTTCCATAACTCCGGGACCTAGAGCCGCACTACCATTGCTTTCTTCCAAGGCACCGGTTTGAATAATCATATTATAACTATATATTTGCGCAGACAAGACGAAAGCACCATTGCTATATTTTGCAGCCCCGGATGATCTCACTATCAATATCGGCATATTTCTCGCCGAAGACAATGACGGCGGATCCGGACTTTCTATACCTTTATCAGGTCTGTTATTTATCCATATTCCACTTTTATAATCATAATTTCTTTTATTATTCAAATCACCGGAAGAATATATATCTCTTTTTACATACATAGCACCTATTCCAGCACGCATATCAGAATAGGTATATTCCTTCTGTACATATACACCGGAATTTTCATCAATATTATAAACGTACATTTCCACATTCGGACTGTCGTTCTCATACGCTATTACCCTCTTATACTCTTTACCAATAACACCTGATCTTTCCGTTCCGACATGTACTACATTCATATACCCTTCATCAATTGTAGGAACAACCGTTCCTACAATATCTATTTTCGATATTATCTTTACCTTATTAACGCCCTGCAATATCTCCTTCTTATTATCATTTCCATCCAACGGCAAAGAAGAAAGATTAGAACGGGCTATTGAAGTTATACTGAATGAAGGGTTTCCATTATAAACAATCTTTCTTAAATCCTCCACCGTTGTTATATAATGCAATTCGGAATTTCCAAGAAAATATAACGTCTTCTGTCTCTCATATAATGTCCAACCCCAAAACTTACAGAACTCCTCCAAAAAAGAAAGGCAAGTATCCGCATCATATCTCTCCCAGTCTTCCGCTTCACGTTCATCCGATCCGTTGTCCGTGAAAAATGTCTGCCGGGAAAGACTCACACTAAACGGGGTTTGAGCGCTCTCATCTTCACTGAACCATACCTCCCGAGGGAAATAGATTCTATCAAAATCAACACCGGTCGCTTCTATGCACTCCAACAGCAATTCTGCCAGCATAACAACTCCCATACCTTTATTCTGATCCAAATATATTCCGTCCAATATACCCAAGGAAGATATAACAGGATACTCCATAACCAAAGGAGTTATATCCCAATCCTCCGAGAAAGTATCAGCCTGCATATACCCACACCATTCCAAGTTGTTTTTTATATACAACTCTATATAGTGCTGACTATTATCTTCGGGCATCAACCCTTCCAAATCACCGTTATCTATAACTCGTAGATATCCGGTATGCGTTCTTACGGGTTTTAAATAATCGTCATCCGAATCCTCCTCAGTAGTGAATGGATTTTCCGCCGGTTCCAGTTCTGCGATACCGCCCGTCCAGCCTTCTTCATATATATCGATTCTTGCATCATTTTCTTTCAGTGTCTTGAACTTCACCTGCCAGCGAATTTTTCTTGCCATAATCTTTATTCATTAAGGTTTCCAACATTTTTGCCTTTTCACGTAATGCATCTATTTCCTCCTCCGTAACTTCCGGTTTATCTTCCGTTTCCCAAGGAAATTCAAGTTCTAAATCTTTGCCCGTCTGCACCTTATGGAGTACTTGAACCTCCATTCTGCTACGCTCCCAGTCCTGCCGGTATCGCCTATTCATACCAATGACATAATCCCTGGCCTCCGCAGCGCCCATACGGTTAAAAAAATAGTCGGGAGAACAACCGCCCTCTCCGACTATTAATTGATACATTTCACGGGCTGTCAATTTTTTCGCGCCGCCGGACGAATCCTTTTCTTCTTTTTTTTTTCGTCTTCATTCGCTTCCGCCGTCAGCACTTCCATGCGATCGACATAATACTTATTCATATCTCTTACCAGGTCTATATTATTCAACGATTCCATATAGTCATCGAAAGACAGAGTAAAATCCTGGTTGGCACGATACAAGATACAATAATACATGATGTGAAGACACAAGGTGCTTCCCGGATCAAATGGCATGCTTTTTCCGGCCATTACCTCATAAGTGTATAAGGGTCCCCATATACTATCAAACGAGAACTCATACTCCTTGCCTTTAATTAATACTGTCATGATCCGGCCTCTACTTTTTTCAATGCACCATAGCCAGTCAGAGATACGGAAACACTGGCATTGCTTCCCTTAGTCGCATCTCTATCCAATGCGGTAATATGTGCCTTCCCCTGATACATTCCCGAAGTAGGCATAGTCCAACCCGCTTCCGGCAATCCATCGTTACTCGCATTGGTAGGAAAACCTACCGTTATGTCGAGAGGTTTACCTGCCACAAACAGATCAAACAGTTTATCATATACATAATCATTGGTGCGATCCTTATCCGCACTATCCACTGATTCATTGGTCGCACTCCAGTTCATATTACCTATTTCCGCAGCATCCCAAAAACCATCATCCTTTGTAGCGCTGTCTACCGTATTAGCGGCCAGACTAATCTTACAACTCGTTGATAATGCTATGACCTTGTCTTCAATCCACAGCATCAAATCTTTTCCATTTAAACTTTTAGCTTTTCCCATATCATTTATTGTTTAATTAAACATTCAATAATCTATTGTCTTCATATTAAAACTCAGCGTCACACACACTGCGTCTATATCGGGAAGATAATCCTCAGCGCTTCCAAACAAAACACATTCTGTCACCTCGAAGCCCGTGTAAGTAGCTGTTTTACCTTCCAAATCATATCTGACGGTATTAGCAATCCCGATCGCCGACTCATAGCTCTTGGAAACTATTGCGACAGACACACCCACACTATCCTCACAACTCCCGTCCTTTGTATTGAAAGGCTGAATACCTGTACTTTCATATACAACAAAAGGGTATTGCGGAGCACCTTCGGGAATTACAAGAGGATAAACCCTGTCCCCGATATCCTTCCGCAAAGCCTCATCTTTCATCAAGACCTCTTTTATATGAATCCCAATCAATAAACTCATGTCTTTTTTATATTACCTGCATTTATGCGTTTTAGGTTACTTGCCATAGCCTGCTTCCACAATAGCCTTCTCCAATCTATTCGATAACGAATCGGCAGCTTTCCTTACCGCCGCATCAGACACGGAGAAGAAATTCAACGATCTTAATGAACCACGATTGGCGGTTTTCCCATTTCTGCTTTTGGTTCTTTTAAAAGCCATACGATCTTTGGTTCCCTGATTGTGCATTCTCAATATGAAAGCACGGTCCTTTCCATAATAAGAATCAACCTGCATTGTGCGCGGACTTTTCTTTCTATTACGGCGAATACCACTCCGGCCTCCTCTTGGAGGTTCATACGAACTCGATTTACCGGCAGACCGTTGATTATACAGAGAAACATTACCACCCAATACCCTTCTATACATACCAACCTTTACTCCCATATACGCCTTTCTTGGATCATTACGCAACACGTTTCTTGCAGCAGATTGAACCTCCTTTTTGGCTTCGTTCAGACTCTTACGGAGCAACTTTCTGATATCTTTCTTCTTAAGGATCTCATCATAACTCAGACGTTTCAACAAGCCTAATGCACCACGGGCATCCATTTGTATTACAGGAGTTTTTATAACATAGCCTGCATTTATTCCTTCCATAGCCTTACCCCTTCAAAATAACACCCTTTCCTGTTCTCTTGCCATAGTTGTTGACAACGGTAACTATCTGTTCCCCGGTTATAACCGTTCTACCACTATTCCCTCCGCCCAAATCTCCGGAATGGATAGAGTCGTACAACTTTTTCTGATCGGCTTCATTGATAAACATCTCTCCGCTACTTACACGGGCTGTAATACCGTCCATATAGTTATGACCGCCAACGATACCGCCTTCGGCGAAGTTGGGGATATTCATTATTGCCGCCAAAACAGATGCTACGGCAGAAACGGCCAACATTGGACCAACAATGGGAATATTAGCAACCGAAGAAGCGGCCCCGGAAACGGCCGCTTTTGTATTGGCATTAGCTTGTATCATTTGGGAAGCAGTCAATGCTTCAATAGCTGGAATTGCCGATACAACAGCACCGGATATCCCTCCGACATAACTGAGCATAGAACCAAACACACTATCTGATAATCCACCCATTCTAATAAGAGCGTCACTTACTTTATCCAAGTCAGAGGCTAATTCATCGGTACCATTTCTCCTAGTTCCTATCCCTATTTCCTCTGAATACCTCCTCCATATCTCAATCTGCTCGTTCAAATATGCTTTCTCTTCCTCGTTAGCCACAGACAACATATTGGTATATTCTTGTATCTTACTCTGGGCGAGAGTATACATTTCCAGCTTCCTCCGGAGTGCGTCCGCCGGATCCTCTCCTTCAACTACCTCATCTTCACTGTTTATCATTGTAGCCTGGATAGGTTGAGTCAATATCGGGAGGGTTTTACCGGTACCGATTGCATCCAATACCTCCTGACTCATTGCATCCTTACCGGATATTACGGCTTTTATTTCCTCATTTAGTTGTTCATTACCAAGGAAGGGATCTATGTTTTTTTCTTTGGCCTCTTTTATTGCTTTTGCTGCCGCAGCAGCCGCAGTTTCTTTTGCTTTAGCTGACGCAGTGATTGAATTATTAAATTCTGTTGTTGATTCATTAAACTCCTGTCTTTGTTGAGAAACCAATTGAGATACAGAATAATATTGCTTACCCAGTTCTTTTAATTTTATTAGTTCATCATCACTCAATTTATTCAATAACGTGTTATATATTATCGCGTCTTTATATTTTACAGCAGCACCTTCTTGCGCTATTTTAGCAGCGTCATTGATTGATTTAGTCCGACCATAGTCATTTGTTCTCGCAACGTCCACCCTTCGATCACTCTCTATCCTATCTGCCAATTTTCTATAATCTTCATATTGCTTCGTCCAATAGCTTTTGGCTTCACTTCTTGATTTTGAAGGCATTAAATCGATTTTCATCACTTTTCTAAAATCTTCAAAATTTATATCCGAAGCCCTCAATTGGGTTCCAACAACAATAGATTTTGTAAGCGCATCTAAAGCGTCATTTGCAACCGTTTGTCCCGCCTCTTCTTTTTTCTTTAGCTCATCATCCCATGCTTTAAACGCCTTTTTTCTTTCAGCTTCATCAAGTTGCTTATTTTTCGCATTTAACCTTGCTTTCGCTATAGCCTCATCAAATTCACTTTCATAAAAATCAAATGAAATCTTTGTATTCCCCAATTGATCCAAAGCACTATGAGCCTCCTTAGATTTCGCTATTATATTATCCAATCCATTGATAAATGCAGAAAAATCACCTGATCCTAAAGAATAAAAAAATTCATCGATACTTTTCTTTGCGCTTTCTATAGTCGCGGCTGTTGCATCACCCAAAACCTGAGATGAGTTTAACACTTTATTAAACGCTTCACCAGCACCTACAGCTATACCTAGCGTGCCGGCCATTTTTGCTATAGTCCCCTGAGCGCCTTTCATAACATTATTCAATGAAGTGTTCTTATCGATAAACTTATCTATACTCTTTTGCGCTATTTGCAGTCCACTATCATATTTCGAAGCGTCCATTATAAGACGCATGATTAAATTTGCCATACCATTATCCGTTAAGTAAAAACGGGCGGAAACAAATGTCCGCCCGCAAAATAAGAAACTTACAAAACCAAAATAAAAAACAGAAGAACGGCATTATTCAGATGCACACTTTCCAAGAACAAAGGCTTCCGGACGTAATGTAGTCATGGACCAATCCGCATTCAATGTCAAGCGGACAGAGTCACTGGTAGCACCGGTATACGGATCAATGATAAAACGCTGTTGGCCAAAACCCTGCAATGGTTCATATCCCCAATAACCGAAGCCCACATACGTATTGGTATCGTCATTGATATAGTTTGTTGTAAAGATAGGAATACCGGCGACAGTACCATTCTCAACAATCATTCTACCACTGCCCGGAGTGCGTTCCGTGGATTCCAGTTCACCCTTAGTATATTCATCCATGACAAAGCAAGGATTCAGCCCCTCAATACCCTTAAGAAGTGCCAATGCACGCATCAGGATCAATTCCTTATAAGTAGGAATAGCACCTTCGAAAGCAATATAATTGGCCGCTTTTCTCTTTGCCTTTGTTGTTAATGTACTAATAGCAACCGGAGAAGTTTTTGCAATGGCGGCAAACGGGCCTACAAGCTTATGAGAGATACTATTTGATGTGGTAAACATCATCTTGTTAAGAGTGCGCGCCATTGCCTGGGGAAGCTGCTGTCTTACCACTTCATAAGCAACACCTTCCGTCTGCATAATGGTCTGGTTTGTCATTTTCACAGTTACACCCACGCGTGTCGGTTCCGGTTTAATCTTTCCAAAATCAACCTTCTTATCAGTCAATTCCACGCCTTCACCCGCTACTTCCGCTTCAATGGATCCAACGGTCGGCCACAGATAATCACCGGAAAGACCCGTCATTAAAGGAAGGCCCACCTTACTCAAAATCAATCCTTCTTCCAAGGGAGGCAGAATGTCGTTTATCGTCAAAGGAATCAACGGTTCCGCACCGGCGACCATCATACCGGTATATTCGCGTTTCAATTGGAATTGATCCATTTTCTTCATATTCTCCCTCAAAAACGCATCAAAAGCGGCTTCACGGCTGGTTACTGTCACATAGCCCGTTTTCTCGGCACTCGCAATCCTTACATCCAGTACGTTCATCTCCCGTTCAAGAACCTTTAGTTCTTCCTTCTCCGGATCGGTAAATTCCCGCTTGTTCTCGTTCTCCGCAGCATCCGCAATTTCATTCATACGGATAACAATGTCTTCTCGTCTCTTGATGTACTGTTGTACACTTACTTTTTTGTCCTTATTCATATTTTCCTAATTAAAAAAATGTTGTTTACTTCTTTTTCTTACATCACTTATTGCCTGCTCACGCTTACGGAGTTCATCCGTATTCTCGTCTTTTGACTCCTCCTTACGCTCTATATTAAAGCCGGCCAATGTTATTTCGCGGGCTGTCACGCTAGTCTGCACGTATGCCGGATCACTGGCCAGAGTCATCTCGTAGATCATGTTTATCTTCTTCACATGACGTATCATAATATCATCATCGTCCTTAGTGTAACTGACAGACGAGCTTTCGTCACTCCAATACGTAAATGAACTACCGGACATATCCCCACGCTTTACCAGCTCATAGGCATTCCCTCCGTCAGAAGTGTTCGGAGCCTCAAATTCATACTTTACCCCTATATCATCAACCGACAGCTTTAACGTACCGACACCCTTGTTACTTCTGGCAAGAAGTTTCTCACGGTTATGCCACATCGTCATCTTGATATCCATTTGCGCCAGTTCATCCTCCGTGATAGCCCCCGGTTCTATGATCTCACGGTAGTCTTCCCAATAATCAACCAGCATACGGCTCTCAACGCCAAAAACAATCGCGTAACCTTCAATAACACGTTTTGATTCCCCGCCTTCGGTGACTTCCCGCAAACGTGGCTGGAAATATCCGCCACATGCACTACGTATCTCTCTTTTTCTTTCTTCCATAATAATCAAACATTCAACAGGTGCTCCCTTAGAAGATGCAGCCTATTCGAAAATAACTCTATAAAGGATGCATCTCATAGAGGATGCCATTTTTTACTCTTTCTATATTACCTTCTTTCAGCCATTTTAGGTTACTCATTTTCGACATTGCTCCCTTCATCGATCACATTGCAAACAAGTGATATACTTCCATCGCTCTTGCTTCTATTAAAACTCTCAATGGCATAAGTTTTCCCGTCCCATTTCAAACGGCAGCGATCATTAACCAACGAATTGTCCCGCATGCTGACACTTATACTTCTCGACATCCATGTCTCACCTGCTGTCAAAGCCTGCGCCCCTCTCTGATATACGACATCCGCCCACACAGTCTTACTCTTTACAAACTCAACCTTTTGCTCTCCGAAATTTCCTCTTGAAACTTCCGGAAGGAGGATATCCACACGCTCATTCAAACTACCCGCTCTTAACATTTTATACCTCCCTGTCCGTTAGTTTTCTATATGGTTTGCAATACACATCAATGGAATACGGGACCGGATTCTGAGAAATAGAAGCCACAGGTTCCCGATTCCGATAGTTATGGGCAGCAAGTATCAATATGGCAAGCCTCAACCTGTCAGGAAATGATTCGCCTTCCTGGGAACCATTGTTTTTTTCTGCATAACCTATACATTTCAACTCCTCCAGCGTCCGGTAAGTTCCGGAAATTATCGCATCTTCCGCAGCACAACCGTACAACTTGATAATCTCATCTTCATCTTCGAAATCCACACGCATCTGAGCCTTTAGTTCATCCAATGTCACTACTCGTAAATCACTCATAACCTTCCTCCTAATTAAAGCGGAAGCATCACAGGATGCTTCTGATAATACAATCTTTGCAATGCATTCTTAAGTTGTCCATAGTTTGTGACCAAGCCCAAATTTATCCACTGGGCTATCTGTGATTCCAACTCGTACAATTCGCGAATTTTAGACTCATCACCAACCTTATTGTGCATTTCTGATTCATGCTTGCCATAGACTATGATATTAAGAGATTTAGCCAAATCCCTAACTTTTTGCTTGAATATATCATCAGGTAAGATAGAACTGACAGCCTTACACATGGTTGGGTATGCATCACCGGCAAGATTGCGGAATTTTATCATTTCATCATATACAAATTTGAGGACATCATATTTAAATGAGGGATTTATCCACATTGCAAAATCAATAAAAAGCAGTGGATGCATCCATGTGCCCGCATTATCACCCTTATTTGCCCTTGATTTATGATAGGGGTAATTACCCGTATCATAATTTTCCCTTTCCATTATAGTGTAAATGAACTCTTTAGTAGAAGACAAATCGAAGTAGTCATTAACTTCTTTCTTCATTCCTTTTAATTGATTCCACTGTTTTAATAAATCCGTAGCATTGAAAAATGCATCTTTCGTTCTCTGAATTACCTTAAATTCACCCATTGGGCGAATCATAATTTGATTTGTTTTCATAGATTTTCCTCTCCGTTTTCTGTTGGTTTGTTATTTGTTGAAGTTGTTTCTCCGCTTAGTTTAGCGCTGCCCAAAGGCGCAAGATTGACACTCAGGTAAACATCATCCCCCTTATCTACCGGGTTCTTATCGCTTTCCCGGCGCAAATCGTTCACACTCGCCTGACCGTTATCGAGACGCGCCTTATCCCATTTAGCCTTACTTTCCAAATCCAAGGCATACAGGCTGCTCAAATCATATTTGAACTTATAATCCAGATAAGTATTTTCATTTAAAAGCTTGGACGTAAACTCCCGTTCTATCTCAGTGACAATCGGCTGTAATGCTTCGGTATAAAATGCTATATTACTAACCTCTACACTCTTGTAGTTAGCATTACTGTCATCCATTAATTTAGAAGGAGGGACATTGAAGAATCTTGCTATTTCGCGAAGCGTGAATTTTTTGTTTTCAAGAAACTGCATATCCGCAGAACTCATACTGATAGGAGTCAAAGTTCCGTCTCCCTTTAATTGCAGGATATCATCACCACGATTTAATGCATCTTGAAGATCTTCGCTCATTCCCGCCATTTGCCTGTCCTGATATTCTCCGAAGCCCTTTACTGAAGTATCATTTTGCAGAATGGCCTTGAAGCGACCACCGGTAGCAAACCTTTTCAAAGTCTCATTATCGGCAGTAGATGCAATACTCAACGTTGTAGCGGCATAAGTAATCGTAGATATTCCCGTATATCCCCCATCTCTACTTACATTCTTCAAATGGATAATCTCATCAGCACTGACAGTCTTATATATCTGGTTGGTTGCATCATTGATCATATATGCATTTTGATACATATCATACACCACCGAACCGGGGGAACACAGATACATCTTTGTCATAACACCGGCCCTGTTCTTTTCCGGATAAATATAAGCGTTACCCCTCAACAGAATCAACGATACCGCATTCTTCATCAGGACAAAAGAGTTCATCCGTTCATTTGGGCGGACACTTAACAGATAATTTATAAGCCTTCCGTCTTTATCATCGTACATTTTGAAGTAATTGCCAATCCGATCCTTTCTCTTGTATTGCAACGTCAACGAAGCGACAGAGGAGGATATCAGATTTACAGCACGGTAAACAGCCGCTATCTTCATGGCCGTTTCCGCGCTTGACACATACACTACGTTTTGCTTGTAATCACCGCCGGAAGAACTTTTCTTCTCATTCCTTCCTTCTGCAATGATTTCTCTCCTGAATAGTTTTATAATATTATAATTCATCATATTAAACTGTTACATAATACAGTCCAATACGTGATTTAGGCTACCTTATTGTTTGTAATTGTTGTAAAGCCAGAACGTCATAAGAGATGCAATCGCACCGTCAATCTTCAAATTCTCCTTTCTCTTGATAGGTTTCTTGTTGCACATCCGGTCCTCATCCAAATAGCAATTACCAAAACAATACGGAAGAATGGGGTTCATAGACATGGCGACTTTCGAGGGCCTGCTCTTTGCCGCCATTTCAAAAGTTTCCACAGGGGAAGTAAAAGCGCCGTAGGTTTGCGGTATCGCCTTGAGGATCTTTTCCGGTTTAGTATCCAAAGCCATTATCGCAGCAGCCAACGCATTCACCACCTCCTGCGATTTATACGCATCATAGCCTATCTGCAATATCGTCAATTTCTTGTTTCGCCGCAACACATCCTCAACTATCATACTATCACTTATAACCGCACCCGGACAAACCTTCATATATCCCGCATTTACCCAGATTTTATACAATTCCTTATTGGGGTGATTATTAAGCGTTTCTTCCGGAATGTAGCAATCCAGCCATAAATAGAACTTACGTTGTGCACGACTGTATATGTTATACACTACTGCGGAAAAATCATCACTGACAGACAAATCAAGAGCCGCCATAGTTTCCGGCCTTCCCTGTATATCTTCTATATTGAAATCCACCATTAATGATCTTGCCAAACTTTGAGGGATCCAATCCTTGACACCTCCGGATACAAAGATGTTCAACAGCTTGGTTTTAAACTCAATCATAGCCTCAGCATCATGCTGAGCTTTATCCCACCTCTGCTTATAATAATTCTCCTGAACTGTTATTCCAATATGAGGATTACACTTTTTCCATACAGAAGGCTTGGACATTTCCTCATCACACATCTCCCATGCATCCGGCATAAACATGGAGGCGAACTGTGAATCATCAGAGTATTCGCCTTCCAATATCCTTTTGGCATTTTCCAGCTCCCGAGAAAAGGGACCGTCTTCCACACGGCTGGCAGTCGTTATGATAATAGTAAGAGGTTCACGCCTTGTACCCATTGATGAGGTCAATACCTGCAAGAGTTCCGCACCGTCCGAATGATCACGCACATACTTTGCCTGTGCGTACTCATCGAATATAACCAGAGAAGCGTTCAAACCATCCTTAGTGTCTCCGCCACCGGTAAGACATTCCACAAATGATTCACGTCCGAACTTATTCGGCTTCCAATGAAGTGTCTCCCTGGTTGATTTAAAGTATTTCTTCTTCGGATCCAGTTGCTTTACAATCTTTCGTATTTCTTCAAAACAGATCTTCGCCTGTTTGTAGCTGTTGGCAGCAGTATACGCCTGGGCATTTACATCACCAAACAAAAACTCATTGACCGCCAGAGACGCAGTACTTGTAGTTTTTGAAAACTTTCGGGGGACAAAAAGAATAGCCTCCCGAACCAAGCGCCTCAGCTCATACCTTACTTCACCCTCTATCTTACTGGCCAACCCTTCTTCATCCGGCATTCCTTTTGCATCTCCAACTCTCTCCCACCGATAAAAGCCAAGTATTGAGGCAAACTGAAAATACTGTATAGGAGTCAATCTATAACATCTTCTACCATCCATTCCCGAGAATTTCAAACTTTCATACAGTTTCGCAAATTTCTTCACCTTAGACGGACGGAAAACATACGTATCCATTAGACGGAAGAACTTTGTCACAGCCAAAATCTCATATAGATTGTGCTGATCGGCACGGCTCCTTACATCTTCTACATATGTCAGCAGTCGGATATCTATCGTGTCCAGTTGATATCTCTCTACATCAACGGATAATAATTCTTGTATTCTCTCATTCTTGTATTCTCTGGTAGATACATCAAGCACATTATTCCTCCTTTACATCGTTCAACAACTTAGTCAGAGCATCATCTTCTTCATTCGCATCCTTCTTCTTTTCCGAACGGATCTCCTTATTCATAGTCAAGGACCGTAGAGAAGCCTGCGCAGCCTTAGCCAGCATACAGTAAGTATCATACGCGGGATTCTTTATCGCACGATCCTTATCCTCCCGGCTTTTTTCAATCAACGAAACCTTCTTTCCGTAGACCTGCCTTGCCACATCCCGGAATACAACCAATATGGAAGCCGTGATTTCTACCTGATAAGTAAATTCCGGAGAATACTCATCCTTCTCGACCAGCAATTTCTGAATCCTCTGCTTTAAAGCCTTGACTTTATTGTCATATTCCTTATTTATTTCCATGTGTTAAATATTTTAAGCATACCTATTTTTGCTAATTGAACATAGTGGTTTTTCAGGTCTTATCCTTACCCCCACGGGCATTTTCCAAAAAACCAAAAAATTTCTCTCTTTAGGGGCAGTGGATTTGAGTGATTGACGGGGTAAGAAAAAACTCCCCCCCTGTGTCTCTGAAATTCACCTTCCTTAACTAAAAGTAACGTTTCGCAAATCTCTCTGTAACACGGCGGCAATTCTCCTGCACATTCTCTTTCTTTTTCGAACCGATAAGAACATGAGCACTGACATGGCATTCCGCACACAACGAACGAAGATTATCGTAATCAAACATCAGTCCTTCCATTTCATCAACATCTAATGCTGTTTCAGCCGGAATAATATGGTGCACCTCAGTTGCCGGTTCTACTATTCCTTTTGCCATACAGTCTTCACATATTGGATTAGCGCTGATCTTTTTCTTTCTCAGCACTTTCCACCTTGTAGACTGTATCATTCTTGTATAATCCGCATTCTTACTCATACTTGTTTATTGTTTCACGTTTCGCACGCACCGGTACGCGACCATACTTTGTCTCTTGTTTCAAGGATTCAAAGTCCTTTTCTACTATCATTTTGATATCATCATCCACACTCTTGTCAATCAAGAACTCCAATATCCTTATATAGTTGCATTCTCCGATGTCATTGCCAACTGCTTCTATATATCTTGCCATTTCCGGAAATAGCTTTCTTAGAATTGAACGTAACGCATTCTCTGAATTAGAAGTCACACTCTCCTTTTCCCCGTTGATAACTATCCGTCTGCATACATATCCCCTCCTTCCCACCTCGCTGAAAATATTGATACTTTCACTCAGTTTCAGGCTTCGATTTCCGCCCGGCTTAGTCGTTATAATCCGGTTCTTTTTATTTTGATAGCCCTCGAACATCTTAGCAAACTCATTTATCTCGTCACTTTCTTTCATTTCCTTATCTGCATACTTTAGGAATGCAGACAACAGATATTGCATAAGCTCATATCTACTACCGAATCTTCCCTCCTCAACGATCCGATCAATCCTATCGGCAGTCTCAGGAGACACCTTCGACTGAATGCTCACAAACTTTAATTGCTTCTTGTCTTTCATATTTACCTTTCATTAATCATGATTATTTTCTAAACATATCATCGCGTACCATAAAGATAGAGTATTACGTTGTGCATACTTATTCCTCCCACTCTATCTTTATGGTATCTATGTACTTATAATCTTCTCTAAGCCTTTTACTCATAGCCTCCTCTCTTGTAGCATAAACACGGCCTATACACTCCTCGTCTTCAAGAAATGAATATAGGTTTATCCACCCCTCTTTCTTTTCGCCGACCATGAATAAATCCTTTGAACTTTTTTCTGATCCTATGAAATATCTCCCTTCTTTAGTATAAGAATATACAATCTCCCTATTCTCTCCAACCACACTTGCTAATGCTATAATAGGATATTGATCATTATTTGCATCAAAACATATAATTCGGACTTTCTCTCCACTTCTAGTACACACAGGTGAACCAGCTTTTGCTTTTTCTAAATCAAATGGTTTCATTATTATAAAATTAGTCTATTAATTTAAATGTGATATAAACTCAGGCGTAGTAAATCTCACAATTTTAGTATTGTTGACATGGCTATTCCTCCTTTTCCAATTGCTTCACAATTTTAAAATAATCCTCGTTACTTAAAACCTTTTCCGCAGCATCGAGTACGGTATTATATCCGTTACAGTAAGCCAAATCAGCAATTTCACTTATTATAAGTTTATTGATGTCATTTTCTTGCAATTTCAATAGTCTTTCTCGGCAAATGGATTTGTTTCTTTCTCTGTTCATGGTTATTCCTCCCATTCTTCGTCTTCGTATTGCATACAATATCCTAATAAGTTAAACTCTGGATCGTCCAATAAACATTCTTCTTGGTGTACACAATTCATGCAACACCATTCGTCTGATAATATACTCATTGTTATTCGTTTTAACTACTTTGTTACTATTGTTCTATCACTCCTTACTACTTTCATCTTAGGCTTCTTAAACTGTTTGTCGCACGATGTATAAGGAAGCCAATACGATCTATCTTCATATAAATATTGATCTATTGGAACAAGGTGAAACAATTCATTGTCAAAATCAACGCCAATCAGCATACACTCTATATCAACATCAGGATGCCTTTGGTGATAGATAATGATTTCGCTATGCCGATAAGAGTAATGAATAAATTGATTGCGAGTCATGATTAAATCATTTTTTGTTTTTAATTGTTACCTTAGTTATTTCCATATTAATCTCCTTTCTCTTTAATCCGTTCTAGTACATCTCTGTTGGCTTCGAGTATTTCATCGAAAGAGGGGATTGGCATCCATGCGAGAATTTTATTACCGCCCCAATTCCACTGTTCACCTTGCCCAAAATAAAAATCCTCTTGTATCATAAATGCAGATCTAAATTCATACAAAACAAGAACTTCTTTATCTTCTTCCGGCAATCGTTCTTTCACGCTTATCCACGGGGATTGCTTTGCCTGCCATTCTGCACCAGATTGAAAATCTTCCATACAATCAGATTTCCGACTAACATAGTTATCTGGATCAACCTCCTTTAAAACCTCTTTTCTAAACTTTGTTTTATTAGTAGCATAGTCGTATGCTGCTTCTTCTAATGTCTGTTTCATATTATGGTTTATTAGATTAATATTTCTTCCCGTGCATTTTTTCACGGAGTTCGTTATACTTCATTTTCTGATTGCAACATGAGTCATTCCACCAGTTAATTCATGGCCTGTTATTGCCGTTAGATGCCCTAAATGCGGATTAATTTCGCTTTTTGACGCTAACTTCCTTGACATTTAACCATTGTAGTACTCGCAATGGTTGCAATCTTTTGGACTGCCGTACTTGTTTTAAACTTGTACGGCTTTTTTCTATATTCTTCATTTCTATTTCTATTTAAATTACACAAATAGCGATTGCTGGATACGTGACAACACAAATTTATTCGCATCAGCAAAGAACTTTTTTTTAATCTCAAATCCGTATGCCCTGCGTCCCAACTGGGCAGCAGCTAATAAGGTAGAACCGCTTCCGGCACATGGATCAATAACGACATCACCTTTGTCGGTGAATATCTCTATCAGTCTACGAAGCAAAGGAACCGGCTTTTGTGTACAATGAACCTTCGGAGTTTCATTGTCCACCACCCAATCAAAGCAATTGAAGATCATCCGACCATCGTTGTTAAACTTTGGAAGCTTATCGCGGTAAAGCAACAATCCATATTCACAATTGCCGACTATCTTCATATTGGCTTTCAAGACTTGCGCTGAAAAATTCTTTCTGAATACAAGATTGATGTAATTATTCAGCCCATATCTTTTACCCAGTTCAATATACCGGAACTGGTCTTCAAATTCACAAAAGATTATCATGCAAGGCGCATTGCCTTTTTCCTTGGGTTCCTTTACAAGCATCTGACTACAGAAGTGCATAAACTCGGCAGGGCGAAAATCTTTATCGGTATCAAAGAATTGTTTGCCTGCCAGTTCGCTTTCCCCGTTCTTGTTATCTCCGTCCACATACCATGAAGGGTTAGAAGCATAAGCACTATTGCCTAAATTGTAAGGGACATCGGCTATAATTAACTGGGCTTTTGGGATTCCATAAGAACGGAAATTTTGGAAATGGTCATTGAATAACTTAGGTTTTATATTTTTATCCATTTTAATCCTCCTGATGTTTTACTCCTGCCATTTAATACTTGAGATATAGCCCCTTTACATAAACCTTTTGATTTTTCTGCTAATCTTACAGATTCAAAAACCTCGCCTGTGTTAACACATTTTACCATTGTATAAGAATGTCTCTTTTGATGTAATTCCCTATATGCATGTTTTAAATTATCACTTCGGCTACACCACTCTAAATTATCAACATGGTTATTGCATTTATTACCATCTTTATGATTAACTTGTTCAAGGTTTAAAGGGTTATTTATAAAGGTTTTTGCAACAAGTCTATGAACTGTGAAAGCCTTAGTTTTATTCCCTATTCTTAGCCAAACGATACAATATCCATTATTTTGAATACCGTATTTAATAATTCTTCCTTTATGTATACATGTATGTCCATTTTTACAATATCTTTTTCTATCAACAGATTTTATTCTACCAAAAGAAGATGCTTGGTATGAATAGTCTGTTTCAGGAATAATTTTCCAAACTTCTTGGAAATGGTCATTATATAGTTCTATTTCTTTCATTTCTGTTCTGATTTGAATTAAACTTCTTATTCGCAAAGTCCATGATAAAGGCTCATGCAACTATATCCGCCTTCTGGTTCAAACATATCATCCATACCTACATCGTTACGGTTTACATACTCGAAAACTTCCTGTACTGTTGGATAATTCCTATTCTTGCAGAAGCGTTTGGGGATGTAACTGGGTGAGAAGAAAGACGAACCTTTTGAAGTTTCTTCTTTTATCCTTTGCTCTGCATCTATCAAGCGGTTACGCCCGAACTCTTCTTGTGAAATGAGTTTGACTTCCTGCTTTCGGCACAT